CGTTATATACAATATGTTGAAATGGGGGATTTTCTGGCTCAAGAACCCCCCAATTTCAGATCATTTTATTTCTTTTTTGAGCCAGAATCGTATTTGTTTTTATTTGTTTGAGCTATTTTTAACTTGGTGTCGATGTCTTTCTCCTTGAGTGCTAGCTCTTTCTCTTTCAAACTGAGCTCTTTATTCTTAGTTACTTTCTCAAAAGTTTGCTTAGAAATATCTTGAGCTATTTTAGTCTGTTCAATTAAAAGTCCAGTAGTATCTACGTCAGGATTATAAGAACCTTCATTGGCAATACCTTGAAGTTGTACAATCTGAAGTTTGTTCTCACGATCAAGTTGCTTATTCATGTCATCACGTTGAGCTTCTTTCTCTTTTTCAGCAGCATCCATCTGCATCTTCTGTTGGAACTGTTCTTGTTGTTGTTGCAACTCTTGTTGTTTAAGAGCCTGTTCTTGTTGACGAATAGCTTCTTTACGTTTCTGTACTTCTCCTAAAGTCTTACGAAGACTTCTTTCAGAGTTAGCAGTAAACAAGTCTACCATCTCAGAAAGCTCTGCTCCATTCTGCATAGCAGGTTGAGCCAACTGTTTCAACTGTTCCAAAGTAACTTTATCTTCTGCATAAGAAGAAACAAATACAAACAACTCATGAAGAAGTTCGTTCTTGCTTACTCTTAAGAATACGTTCTCTAGTTCAGAGTTAAGATAGTTAAGCGTAGAAGTAGGTTTCTGCAATTCAATGTACTGAGACATATCTAGAATAGTCTGATATACTCTCTGCAATACATTGTCATGCCAAGCAAACCAAGTTTCTGTTTGAGCAAAAGATTGAATCAAAGCATTGTTAGCTGCTGTGGCTGTATCTGAAGCTTGAGAGTTACCTAGACGTTGACGAGTAATACCTACCAACTCATAAGCTTCTAGACGAAGTTGCTGAGCTAATTGAATACGTGCTTGGATTTCCTGAGAACGAGTAAGGTCAATACGAGAGAATTGGTTGAACTGTACAGCTCCTCCTGTATTCTCGATTGAAGTATCAATCAAAAGAGTACCTCTGTTCTTAGCTTTCCAAAGCATTGTCTCAATAGGATCTTGAGAGTCTTTCTTAGGAACTACTTTTAAGTCACCCAAGAACACTACTCCAATTTCTTTTTCAAGAAGTTCCCATAGCTGGTTCATACAGATGTTGTAAAGAACTTGGTAAGGCTTAAGAAGATCTAGAAGAGATTTACCTTGAGTGTTACGAGAAGTATTAATGATTCCTACTAGAGGACAATCTTGAATAAATTCTAAAGGTTCTACGTTTACATAGATGTTAGCTCCAATCTTGATTCCTCTCCACCATTCGTTAATCCAAAGTTCTTCGATAGAGATATCTCCAAGAGTTTTATCTATTTTGTAGTCTTCAGATACAAACATCTCTTGTTGGTATCCTTCTTCATCTAAGTAAGTACGTTTGAAGATCTTCTTCTTAGACTGCCAGTAAGCGGTAATTACCGTATAAGCATGCTGAGAGTTAAAAGAGAATACGTTGTGATCAATACCACCGTTAGCAAAGTCACCTACGTTTTCAAATGTCAACTGCCACAAAGGATCGTTAGGATCTGGAAGAGCAGGAGCCATTGGAGAGTATTCGTTGTTTCTTAAGTTTTGAAGAGAACGAACTTTCAAGTGTTCGATTTCTTCTCCTGTTAAGTTATAACGATCTACAATCTCAGTCATTGAAAGAACTTCAATAAGTCCTAGTGCCCAACAGTCTGTAGTATACTGAGCATTACGATTACCTAAGTACCATACGTTAGAGGGGTTCTCTACTTTATAGTTAAAGCCTAAACGAGAGTTATCAGGGTAGAAGTGGTGAAACTCTTTACCTGTTACCAAGAAGTCTAGAAATGACTGTTGAGATTTATCTCTAAAGTTAAAATGATATTTAAGAGCATTAAGAGTTTTGTTACCCCACTCTTCTGCAACTGAAGTATAATCCAAGATTTTATTCTGGATGTCTTGCTCCATCTGTGCTCTTTGTTCAGGATCAATCTCCTGTCCTTCTAACTGAGCTTCAAGATTCTTTAAGAAGTGTTCCTTGATTAACTCAGTTCTGAAGTCAATAGTTTCATTGATTGCTTCGTCATCTATAGCTTTTACTTTGTACTTGTGAGGACGATTGATCAACTCTCCCTTTAACTGATTGATAGGAGGGTTAACTATTGGGTAGTGCTTTAAGTGCTGAGGAACATCTGGATCCTGATTAGGAACATCTTCCAAGTAGCTGATTAGCTCCTGATAGTCTGCAACGTTTGTATAGTCAGCAAAGTTAAATTCTCCGTTAAGTAAGCGGTAGTTTTTTCTAAAAGCTACGTTCTGTTTGTATTGTGCAAATGCAATATTTGCAAAATAGTCCATAGTAGACTTTATCCATTTCTCAGACTGCTTATACTCTAAGCTTACAAATTGCTCAGGGTAGAAGTAGGCATGATTGACGGGATCTACATGCTCTTTAAATGCTTCAATAATCATTTTAGTATATTTGTTTTAGTTTTAGTAACGGAAGGGTGAAGAGGTTGTACGGAATAAAGAGTTACCTTTTCTTTCTCTGAAGTAAGCCTGAATCCTATTATCATCATTTGAGTTAGAAATGATAACTTGTGTAGTAAGAGTTTTAGCCATAGCTAAAGTTAAACCAAATGAAATAACTCGGTCAACGTTTAACTTAGGTGTGAACTTGATTAACTCTTTAATTAAAAGAGGATCTAGTATTCTAGTTACACCTAGTCTTTCTTTTACGATAGTTCCTTCTTCGTCTCTTTCTACATCTACGACTTCTGTAATGTATTCAATGATAAGGGACATCAAATAGTTTTTAATGTCTTTAGTCATGTGAATACCATAGTCACGGTTTACTGTAGAGTTAGGGTGGATGTCATTAAGAAACTTAGGTGTCTTCTCTAGGACTTTAGGAGACTCATTCTTATCTACACAGTGCTGGATAAAACCATAGTCCATGTTCTCGCAAAGAGTCTTAGCATTATAATACTTTAGAAGCATCTTAGTTGTTTCATACCAAGTCTCAATTTTCTTAGGGCGACCTGTGTAACAAGCTACAACTATGTTCTGCCAGCCTTCTCCACTTAAATTATGAACTCTCTTATAGATGTAAGTAGAACCCAAAGAAGTTGAGTAGTGTGCCTGAGACTGTTTATAAGGATCCGTTCCTGCTGTATAAAGTCCATAGGGGGCTTCTGACAGAGGGTATTCCCAAATCTGAACACAACCCTCAATAGGATCTGAAGGTTTAACAGGGAAGTTAGAAACAGGCTTCTTGTCTGTAAACTTGTGTCTTATCTTTCCCTCAGAGTTGGTGTAGAGTTCTACGTTGTCTGCTTGAATCTCTTGAGCACTAAGTTTCTGTAGTTGTTCTTGAAGTAAGTCTACAGGGAATATGTTCTGAGATAATTCTAAGAAACACTCTTCGTGATTCAAAGGATAGTACATTACTTCTTTTAAGTAAGCTTCTAATCCGTTTGATTTCTTAGTCTGTTCTCTTGATTTTAAGATAAGTTCTTTTCCTTTCTCTTCGTCTGCTACCCAGATCTTAATCAAGTCTAGTTCAGAAGGATCCTCTTTACCTAAGTAAAGTCCTAGGGGAGTTTCTTCTTTTGGAACTTTCAAAGAACGAGTACCTGGGATAAACAGTCCATAAGACTTTCCTGTGTCATTAGATTCTACAGGAAGGAAGTTATAAGCTTCAGGATTGTTGAAGAGTTCTTCTAGATCTGCTGCTTTAGTCATATCTCCAGATGTACCGATGACAAAAGGAGAACAACGCCATCCATAAGGACTGTCAAAACAAGGAGTAGTTGCCGCTAGACAACTAAGGATCTTTCCTTTTCCTCCTTCTTCTAATAGAAAAGAAGATAGAGTAAGACCTGCCGCTGCTTCCGTATTGTTACCTTCATCAAAGTTTCGTACGTGGAACTTAGACCACTCATTACGAGCATTAGTTCTCTTGTCTTTAAATCCTAAAGTTACCTGTCTCTTCCAGTCATCCTCAATACGAGGGAACCTAAAGTAGTCAGGAAGATTTCTAATACCTAAGTCTACGTAGTCTGTAATTACTTTTAAGTCAGGTTGGTTAAGCGCAGATATCAAGTTGTCAGAACCTTTCTGTGTAATGGCTTTGTGAGCCATGTAAGAAGAAGTTAAAACTGACTTAGAGATACGTCTGGATCCTACCATAACAACTCCCTTCTTTCCATCCTCGTGATTCTCTGCTTTGTGAATGGTCTCATCTACTGCTAAATAAGTATCCCAAAGCTGAGGTTTGTCTAGTTTACGAACTTGACGTTTACCTACCATTGTATCTACGTAAATAGACCAGTAATTTAAATGCCAGTAGATAAACGGAGAAAAGTAGAATCCATTAATAGTTACACCGTCTGTAATCTTTTTATCCTCATTCTCCCAAAATTCATCATACTCCTCTGATCCAATGTCAGGGAGAGACTTTACATTAATTAAGAATTCAGGACTATCTAGATTAGGATGCATATTAATTGAATTGTTTCATCTTACCGTTAATCTCTTGAGAACCTCTAGCTTCTGCTTTCTGTTCCTCTTTCTCTCTCAACCTATCTACTACTTCTAGTAAAGCCAAGTACTCTTTCATAGTATCTCTAAGAGATTTAATCTGAGACTCTTGACTAGCAATAACCATAGGCATAGTTCCGCCCTTAGCTGTAGGCTTCCATTCAATCCTATCCTTCAAAGAATTGATAGGGTTGTTATCTATGTAAGCTCTCCATTCAGTTAAGCGTTGTTCTGCCCACTCCAGTTCTGCTGATATGTATGATAATTTCTTAACGGCCATCTGAGTATTTCTTTAAGAATTGTTCTTGAGGCATATTCATAATGTCTTCTAGCACACGTGCATAGAAGTCTTCATCTCTGCCTGTTTTACTATACGAAAACCCTGCTTTCCAAAATATCTTAAACGTCTCGAATAAGTTATCCTGTAAAGTAAAGTTTACATATGGCTGGCTGGGGGTTGGTTGGTTGTCTATCATCTTACTTTGCTTTAGAAGAAACCTTTGTTAAAGGTTTGTCGGCAGGCAAGAAGTAGATCTGAACTCCACACTTGCTACCAGGTCTTTTGTCGCAACCATTCTTAATGGTTACTGTTCTGTGCTTTTCCATTTTAATTCTATTTTATGTAAAGGGTGTTCTGCGTTCCAAGTCTCTATTCCGCAATTTGAAGATAGAGATGACGTTTTGTAGGTACAGATGCAGCCACAAAACGAACAGTGAAGTTCGTCTCTGTTAGTGCTGTAGTGCTTGCCTGTGAGTTGTACATATTCGGGAGAAGTGACTGCGTTTCTTGAATTGTAGGGACAATTAATACAAATGTCCATTCTGTCTGCGATAATGTTCTGTTTTTCATTGCTCAATAGTTTAAATTGATTCGCTGTCTTGGTTGCTACTCCCTCCAATACTTTGTTCAAATTCTTTAGCCCCTTCAGGCTCAGGGCCATGTACTCTTTGTAAGGATTCATATAATTTTTGGTGGTTTAATATTTGTGTTTCGTAGGTTCTATCCATGTACTCTAAAGTTTGTTGGTTGTAGAGTTTTTTAGTTTTGCCTCTTTCGTATCTATCTTTAAAAAGCTTAAGCCAATCTCCTAGCATGTAGTAGTTAGCGTAACCTCTAATTGCTGTTAAGTCTGGTCTAGGTTCAAGTGTTAAGAGATATTCTGATTTAAGTTTCTTAGCTATCAACTTGATTGCTCTAGAAGGATTAAAAACCAGAACACCTAATCCAGATAATCTAACTTTAACTGTAGGTAATTCTACAATGTCCTCAATGGTCTTCTTCAAGTACCATTCGTATACAGTACTTACCTTATCAATAGTAAGACCCATTTCTTTTGCTACGTCTGAATAAGCAGCATAGGTTTTAATTTCGATGGTTTCGTATGTATCCTTTATTGAGGTCATGCAGTAACTGCTACTTCAAGTTTAGCTGAAGGACTAGTATTAGCCAATCCTACATTAGTGGTTGAGAGAATCAAAGTGAGGGTGACACCTTGCTTGCTAGTAGGACACAGTCTTGGGTTGACTGCATTCTTTTCTAAGATGCCCATCTTTCTTAACTTAGTTATCCCGTTAGAGATAACTTGGATTGATGTGTCAAACTCACTGGCGATTCTTTCTTTCACTACTTTGTCTAAAGTACCGTAAAATGAACTATGGGCTAATATACTGGTGTACAGATCAGATAATCTATACCCCGCAAGTCTAAGTAATACATCAATATATGCCTGATGTAACTTAACTCCTTCTTCGTATTTACGTGCTACTTTCATTGGTTGGTTTTGTTTTAACGTAAACAAATATACTACCTTAGCAAAAAAAGTCAAGTTATATGTTAACTCGAAGGGTACTTTTAACTTAGAATATTAACCGTGTTAATCCAATTCTTAACACGTATGATTATTTTAGGTGAAAAACTATTGCTAGACAAAAAATAATTTACGATTATATTTGTACAAGGAGGACCTGTTATGTCTATGGATAAAATTAAAAAGCCAAATGCCGATGAGGTGTTTGATATTTTTCTACTTGCACTCGAAGATGAGAAAGTCAAACTAGCAGGAGATATAGGAGGATTTAAGATTGCTCTATACGAAGGCTTTAAACTCTTTACTTATCGTAAAAAGTATACCGAAGAAATGTTATTTGATTACATTGAAGAAGCTTTAGATGCAATTCTAGACGATGAACAGCCTATGCAACAGACTGATTATATGCATCCTCAGGGATCAGCAGGAATTTGATTTCACAAATTATCAACAGAGCAAACAGTTGACTACAAAATGTAGTTACCTTCGTAGTGACATCACATCTTTGTGTTCGCAGACGAGGATTCAAAAGTAATCTGCTAGAAGTTGGATAGTATGAGTAGCCCTCAGAGGTGAAAAGAGGTTTCTCCGATAGTGTCAAAATGTTCTTACGAAGTTTACAGTGCTCTGACCTACAACTAATAGACCGTAGGCAATAAGTGGACAGAACAGAGACTTAGCTCAGAGGAGCTATTTGGTTAAAAACTGCTGTAATATAAGTTAGAATAGAAAGTCAAAATAGACAACTTCTCATTCGAGAAGGAACCTAACCTATTTCAATTTTTCAAATCCACTCTTAAATGACTTCTCTAAAGCCTTAGAGTAAGCTTTTCTGTTATGAGGAATCCCTTCTACAGAAACAAACATTGCATTTACATAGACAATCTTTTTTGCTTCTCCTGTTACAACAGTTCCATTGACATTGATCTGTGTAATTACAATGTATTCACGCTTAAGAAACTGTAAGCCTACAATGTTTAAGAGTTGCTCAGGCATAGCAATGGATTTGATTTCTCCTGAAATAGGACTACCTTCATTACATAGTTGGTACTTTGTGCTAGCAATCTCTTCTAGAGTTGTTTGTGCTCCGAAGATAATAGGTCTTCCTCCTATCTCTGTTACAGAAGCAATTGAAGTTACAGTGTCAATCTTGTAGCATTGAGCACTCAGAGAAGCCATCATAGTGACTAAAGCGGAAAGTATAAATAGTTTTTTCATGTTAGTAAGATAATTTATATTCTGCCAAAAGTATAAAAATAAAACAGTTTTGGCAACCTATAGGTTTAGTAGGTTACTGCTCCAGAGTATCCAGGAGCTATTAGGTATAGATTTAAAGTTCCTCCACTACTTAAAGTAGAGGTTGTAAAAGTACTAACTCCAGGATAAGTTGTACGTACGTTTACTTTAGCTGCTTTGATAGCATTGTATTCTGTAGTAGTAAAGAGTCTTACGTCAGGAGCTGTTCTCCACCTAGAGAATCTCCCAGCTTTCCTTGCAGCTACGTAATACTTATCTGCTACTGAAAGTATTCCATCTTCATTTACATCAAACATATGAAAGGATAATCCGTTTCTAACAGTCTTTCCTAAGATTACATTAGATACTGCTTGAATGTCTGAGGTAGTATAGGCTTGGACTCTAGTAGGGGCATCTACCTCTATGTAGTATTCTTTAGAAGGATCATAAGTCTCAGAGATAGAATAGTACCCCGAAGAGTTAGTATAAATAGTTTTATAAAGTGCCCAAGAAGAAGTTGTAACTATGTAATCAAATTCTATAACATAAGCCAGACTACTACTATTGTTTAAGTCATTCCACTTTCCACTACCTACAAACTGAATATAGTCTTCATTACCTGAGTTATTGGGTTCTCCTGAGTTCCAGTTTGTATAAGAAAAAGTTTCTCCTGTTACCCATTTCCAAGTCCCCTCTGTTACTTCATCTGTTAGTCCTATCCAACCAGAAGGCCAAAGATTAAATAAGAAACTGTTTTCACCAGAAGTAGTAACTGTAACCAAGTGTCCTCCCATAGCAACACAGTTAGATTTAGCTGTAGTCCAGTTTGCTATTCCTGTAGAACGATAGTAAGAGTGTCCGTTATAGTTGTTCTGAGAAGTGAATCCTGTTATAGTAGAGTTTGTTCTTCTATACAGCTTTATAGCCACATTAGAAGCTGCATTTCCACTTGCACTATATAAGTATCCAGAATAAGTGAATTGTGCACTCAGTGCGTTCACAAAGAAGAATAGAACAATAACCCACCTCATATCAATAACTTTGCTCCCATTAAGATTTGAAAGTTAAGAATATCCTGACCAGCTACGTAAGTTCCTCCGCCTGTAATACCTAAACCAAATGTCTTAGTCATCTTGTAGGTAAAGTTAAAGAAAGGAATTACAATAGGCTTAGCTTCAAATATAGACTCTGTATAATACTTAGAGTAGGGAGAATAGATACCTGCCATAATAATTGTAGCATCCATGTGTTTAGTAAGTTTTCCCTTGTACATAAAGCCACCTATTGCAATAGTAGAGATCATCTCTTCTCCAAATAACTTACCGTAGGTTCCAGCTGCCCCATAAAGTGCTGTAAAGTTTTTAACTGAGTTTACTCTTACAAACAAGAGTGTATTAGATATTGACTTAGGCATTAGACTTAGACCATCTGAAACAACACTAATGTGTTTGTTGCCTTTTTTGTTTGCTCCTATCCATGAACGGACACAGGAGATATTACCGATCTTAGCATTAAGCATATAATCGGCTGAGAACCCAAGAGAAGAAGTACCATCTCCTTTTACTCTTGTAAAGGAAGCAGTACCTCTTGCATCTTGTGCTCCATCAGACTTAGTCTGAATACCAACTAAATCACCAGTTACTAAGATCGCAGGCTTAGCAACTTCGGCTTTAGCTTTATTGGCTGCTTTCGCAGTACCACTAGACTGAGTCTTTTGTTGCTCAGTCTTAGTTTCCTCTACTTTTTGTTCTGAGGGTTTCTCGGTTTGTACTTCCGTTTTTTCTTCGGTTTTACCACTGGAGGAACCACTTCCGCTACCACTGGAGCTTCCGCTACTACTTCCACTACTGGAACCACTACTGTTTCCACCACTGGAATTGTCGCCACTGCTTCCTCCATTACCTTCTCCGCTGCTTCCATTACTGGAGTTGGATGTTGACCCACTTTGATTTTCTGATGAATTTCCTCCATTGTTGCTGCTTCCAGTTTCTCCTGACGAGCTGCTAGAAGAATTAGAATTACTAGAGCTACTACTAGTACGATTCCGAGAATTAGTTCTACTGTCATTATTGTTTGTTTTATTGGTTGTTCCTACGTTAGTTCCTGAAGAAGTGCTAGATCCTACATCTACGTTAACACTTCCTACATTTGAGATGGCCCCTAAATTCATAACATTACTTACAATGTTTAAGGTCGCATTTGTAGTCGTTGTTGTTGTAGTTGTTACTCCAACTCCTTGACAGGGTGATGTATTTTTATACTTCAAATATACACTATTTATCCAATTATCAAAAGTACCATCTTGTAATTCTGTGTAAGAGAAAGTTTGCACCTGTCCATAGTAAGCAATTACTATAGGACTAGACATATTTGCGTTAATGAATTTTAACTCCTGAGTACAGGGATCTGTATAGGAATACATAAAGCTCTGGCCTTTGAGGGACAGAGCTATCATGAATAAAATTAATATCTTAGTTTTTAAATACACCTGCCTTAATGAGATTTTGAATCACATTAGTACAAGCAGTTTCTAGAGACTTTCTGGTAGCTTTACCTACAGTACTTTGAGAAAACTTCATATCGTCTAGAGACTTTAAGAAAGATTCTCCTACCTTTTGTGATTCTCCTTCTCCAGAGCCAATATAAATTTGACCTGTTTTGGCATCAACAAAACGAACTTGTAGACGTATAAAAGTAGTGACAGCAACTTTTGACTTAAGGCCATCAACTTGCTCGTCTTCATCAACAGCAAAATCAGCCACAGTAACGTAAACAAAGTAGTGAGCAGGTTTAATCTTACCTTTTCCATCAATGGGTTCATCAAATACACCTTTCTTTGAAGCTTTAAACTGAGTTACCATCCTCTCCTTGATCTCACTCTTCTCCTCAGTAAATATAAAACGATTTGTTTCATCTAAATAATCTAGTACGGATTCAGCAAAACCTAAGCCTACGTTCTTCTCCTGTAAAGCAGGATACAAACTTAAGACTTTTGTCATGTCTACACTAACTACTTGAACTGTTTTTTTAATAGAATCTGTATAACCAGATACACTAGAGATGTCCTTAGATACTACAGGCTCATCATCTGTGGTTGTTTTCATACTACCACAAGCAAACAATACAACAGTCAACAATAGACTACCAAGGATCTTCTTCATCTGGTTGAGGTTTAGTAGCAGGAGCAGGAGTAGCAGCAGGCTTTGAAACCTCTTTCTCTCTGATGATGGTAGTAGTACCTCCACCTGATTGCTTTTGCTGGTTAGTGTTGTTGTTCTCTAAGTTAACGTTAATAACAGGCTGAGCAGATTGTTCTGTCTTAGCTTCCTCTTTTGGTTCTTCGCCTCCTCCTAGGTGAGTAGCAAACCAAGCACCTCCTGCAGTAATTGCAGTGGTGATGGCACCAATGATTGTTTTTTTGATAGCGGACATACCGCTTTCTTCTTTTTCTTCTGACATAATATTAATTTTTATTTATAAGTTCTTCTACATATTTATCTCTTTGTTCCGTTAAGTACTGATTACGCTCAATCATTCTAGCTCTCTCGTCCTCAGTAAGCTTAAGAATTAAAGTTTCTTTATCCTGTATCATCTTTTTATACTCTTCCAACTGATTTTTAAAGTTCATGTTCTGGTAGTACAAGATGCCTACTAATAATATAATAGTGAAGGATTGCTCTTTCAGCTTCTCAAAAAATGTTTCACCTATAGATCCTTCTTTCATATTACTTTGTTTCTCCTAGTGTTTGTATATAAGAGTCAATGATTCTAGACACAGCTTCAGGCTTTTCATCGGCTTTGAATTTAACTTTAATCTTAGCCATCCCTGAAGCAGTAGGGTTAACTCCTGAGTCTACTTCAATTCCTTTTATATTGTGTTCGTACCCCTTCTTCTTAAATAATCCCAGTAGAGACTTCTTAAGACTGGATACTTCCTTCTCCTCATCCCCAAAAATTAATCTAGCTTCAAACTCTATATCTAACTCATCTAGTCCAATAGAAGAGTGATCTGCTAGAATGTAAAGAGGCACTAGTAACTCCTTGTCTCCAATCATAAAGTTTGTAACCTTTGGAGTACCATCCTCATTAAAGTAATTTCGTAGAGCATTAATGTGTTGTCTTTCACTAATACTCTGAGAAACCATGGCGGCCTCTAATAGACCGCCTACAAGTTCCTCAATGTTTAATCTTGCCATACAGCAAAGTTACTCAAATTTTCTAATTAAGATTCTTTACTCAATGGAACTAAAGAAGGCTCCAACATTGCTGTAAGGAAGTCAGACAATTTAAGCATGCCTTCTGTTGGAGGCAACTGTTCTGCGTGTACTTTTACTTCATACTTAGCTGAGTTATCTGTTTGTCTAGTGTTCTCACGATGAGAACTTACACTACCAGATACTTTAGCATTAAAACTCATACCCCACCATTTGCCACCTGCAGATACTTCATAAGCTGACTGAGAATCGTTAGACTCTTTAGACATGTCTGAAGTTTTTACTTCCATAGTAAAGTTAATATCAGCAGAGGTAATTGCCAAAGAAGGCAATGGAACCAAAGGAAGCATAGGAACTTTACTGTAAACAGTTTTAAGTTCTTGGATTCCTGTATCTCCATCTGTGAATACACGTTGCATTTCTACGTCAAGTGAGCGTGCAACATTAGCATCACCTTTTTTCTCAAAAGCTACCTCAGAGATGTATCTCCAAGTTACTTCGTTTAATTTAGCCTGTCCTTTTGCCATTCCGACAATAGGGCTTACAATAAGGTCTTCGATAGGAAGTCCTCTGAATTGATCTGCAATTGAATCTGCCATAATTTATATATTAGTTTGTTTTATTTATTTAAATTTAACTGTACCCTGGTACGATTTCTTGACACTCTCTATCTCCTTAATTGCAGAGTAGAAGGATGTTTTTATTTCTTCGTTTATTGTGAAGTTAAAGATAGTACTGCAGTGTGGACACCCAGACTTAGGATTCTTTAAGATAAACTTTAAGTCTAAGCCTAGGGGTTCTTTACACATCGGACAGGGTATAGCCATAATTAAGGATTACTTGTGTTAGATAAAGACTCTCCGTCTTCTTCGTCTACTTTTTGAATTAACATTTTATCTCTATCTTCAGAATTAAACCAGTAATCTACTACTTTGTTTAAGTTACCTACAAAGGCACCCAACAAAATAAGTAACATTTCTTTCCAATCTTCTCCAATAGATGCTCCTAAAAATACTGCTGCATTAATTCCAACAATAATTAAAGTAAACAAACCTAATACAATTGCTGTGATTCTCCAACGATTAGCTTGCATTTGTTGTAGCATATAGTAGAACCTGTTCTTAGGATCTACTGCTACTGGTTCTGCTTGGCTGAAACCAAGTGTTTTTTTAATGTTCATTTTTGTACGATTATTTTTGAATGTAATACTTCTGTCTCAGTTGTTACAGAAAGAATATAAATGCCGTCAGAGAGACGATCTAGGTTTGCACTATACTTGTACTTACCTGCAGGCATACGTTGCTTTAAAATAGTCTCTATGCGTCTTCCTACCTCATCAGAGATAGCCATGTCTACGTTAGAATCTTCCTTAATCTTAAATTGAACTTGGATGTTTCCTTCTGTAGGATTAGGGAATACTATAATAGAGTTTAAGTCATTAAGCGAAACAGTTCCTTTGTTAACTCTACGTACTTCTACAATACCCATAGCAGGAGTAATGTTCATATCCTTAGAGTCTTTGTCTCCTACATATTTAGCACCTGTCCACAAAGCTGCACTTGCCCAACTATCTTGAGGCTTCTTAGCAATAAACTGAACATTGAAAGCCTGTTCTCCATCATTAAGCATGTTCTCGTTAGTTAAGTCAGCACCTCCCCAAGATACTATACCATTAGAAGGGTTCATATAAGTAGTCCACTTCATCATTTTCTCAGAGTTCTCAATACCTTTAAACTCTAAGTAAGCTGTGTCATACTTAAGATATAACTGTAGTGCACCTAGGTTCTTTCCGTTAGTCAAAACTTTAACAGGAATGTTAACTAGGTTACCTTCGTCTACACTTACTTTGGGCATGTTTACCTCAATAGTTTCTGCAGGGAAATCATAACTTACAGTTTCGTCAATAATGTAACGCTTTGCGTTAGCAGAGTTAACAATCTTAATAGGAGTTAAACGAGCCATCTTAAATCCTGTAGAGTTTGCATCTCCTTTAACAGCTACATAGTAAGTGATAGAATCTCTTCCATCTACAGAGTAAGTAAAGTTATTTACAGTAGAGTAAGTAGAAGTTAAGTTAGTAGCAGATCCGTTGATTGCATTGTATTCAGCAACTGTAAAGAACATTACATCTTTCTTAGAGTTAGGCCAAGCAGAGAATCTACCTGCCAAACGTCCATACACAGAGTATACATCAGCAATAGAAATGTCACCAGTAGTTCCGTTTACATCCATTGTGTAGTAATCAAATCCTGCAGGAGTGTATTGACCTAAGATAGATTGATTGATCTTCTGTGCATCTGCAGTAGAGAATACGTTACCAGGAGTCATTGTGTCTCCCTTAACTACAATACGTACATCCCAATAAGTAGTATCTAAGAACTTACGGAATACAGTTACCCCATTAGAGTTAGTTTTCTGTGCAGCAACTTCAGTCCAAGTAGAAGAACCTTTAGCTCTCTTCTCTAAACTAACTGTTAAGTTCTTGGCATCTGTACCTGTTACGTTCTTAAACTTAGTAGCAAATCTCAATACCTTTTGGTTAAAACGTCCACCATAAGAGTAAACTACCAAAGTAGTATCGTTACCCCAGTTAGTAGCAGCTCTGTTAGAGAATGACTTAACACCTGTAACTTTTAAAGTCTTGATAGAATCTAAAGTATTCCATATAGACTCAGCAGCGTGAGTGAAAGTCAAATCAAATGTAGCTCCGTTAGAATAGTTGTAAGTAGAGTTAGTACCTGTGTAAGCCAAGGTAACTGTTAAGAATCCTTGTGTGTTACTATCTACGTACTGAAGATATTGATCTGTAGTAGAAATCTTAAGAGAAGGAACAACTGCAGTAAAAGCAGTTTTGTCGTAGAACACACGGAATTGCATACCTGTGATCTTCTCTGAAGTAGAAGTGTTATAGAAATGTAGAGGAGCAACTGTCTGACCTACAGTGTTAGTAGCTACTTGATAGCCTGAGTCAATTACTACCCAATGACCTGTACCTGGAGAGGTAGCAGAACTTTGTGCTGATACATTGCCAACCAACAATGTAAGCACTCCAATGAGGACTTTAATTAATTTGTTCATTTTGTTTTTATTTTACTTAGTTTATGTATTTGTTCTACAGCGTTTGCCTGTAACCAAGGCTCTGGGGTTGGTAGTTTATTTATAAAACTTAGTTCGTATATGTAACACTTAAGTTCTTCTTCATCTAGACTCTGTGCTATTGGATGTAGCAAGTAGCTTAGGTGAAGACTCTCATGTACAAGAACACAAGCTAAGTTAGCAATTGAGTTCATCTTTGCATCTCCTACGGCTATGTAAATAGTGTTTCCGTCTTGAGAGATGTTGTTAGAAGAATAGGGACTAATCCAAAAGTCTACTATGTCGCAGACATCTATTAATCTAGTGTATGTGTTGACATCTGTTTGAGCAATTAATGCTAAGGCTGAGTCTACCCTTAAATCCCAACCATCCCCTGCCTTCATCACTTTAATCTGAGAAGAACAGGGGATAGAGAGAATCAGAAAAAGACTTACTAGAAGTCCTTTCATTTACTTAATGTCTTTAGACTCGATAAGAGTGTACGTAAAAGAATTACCACCCAATGTTGCAGCCTTCTTACAGATAGCCAAGAACGCATCAAAGTCGGCAGACTTCTTAAACACTTGGCAACCTTCTGACCAGTTCTCAACGTAGGTAGAGTCTGCACCAGCTTTATGAATGTTAATACCGAAGATCCCTTCTTGTATCTTGGACTCATCATAGTTCATGTCTTTGTTAACATCACGGTAAACTTTAACGTTAGCCTTTTGTTTCAAAGCTTCGTACTTACCTTGGTGTAATGCAATGTGGTGTGAACCTGAGTATTGACCAGGTACTAAACGTGCAACACCTGCAGCGTTATGGAATTCTTTAACTCCCTTAGTTCCTGGATCTGTAGTAGCAGGCCAGATTTTAAATTTCCACTCTCCACCTTCTTTGTAAGAAAGAGTCAAGTGATCGTCAAATACGTTAGTTACTTTAGTACCAGTAGCAGAGTTTCTAACACCAATAATGTTGATGTTAAAGTCTCCGTTTTCAAAGTACTTGTAACCTTTAGCTTTCATAGCCGCTTCGATTTGTTCTCTTGTGTAGCTCATAGTTTATAGTTTATAGTTTATAGTAAATTAGTCTTCGCTAGGTGCTTCTGGCTTCTTCATGATTTTCTCAACAGAAGTCAAACCTAAACAGCCAAAAGCCAACAAAGCAACTGCATCCACCAAAGGAACAGAAGGAGCAAAGTGAGCTTCGGTAAAAGAGTTAGCGTACAATGTAGCGCATAGTGTAACTGTGCATGCTAATCCGCACAATCGTTTCATGGAGACAACACCCTTCTCATCTTTGAAGAGTCCGCCAATAAAGTTTAATAGTTTCATATGTTACCTTTTTTATTCTTTAAGAATTTAATAATGTCTTCTATAGCCCACTTAGAAAGTAGGACAGTGAGAAAAACAGTTAAACTCACCAGCACAGTGATATCTGAAAGGATGTTCAAAGTAACTTCGGACTTTCATAAACGGTACTTAGGTGAGAAAAGGTTGGTTATGGGCAAAGATAAAACTTTAAAAAAATAAGTCAACTACTTAACTGTTAAACAAAAAACCCCCAGATTTCTCTGAGGGTTTCTTTTGCGTAATAAATAATATTACAATACTTCTGCCTGAGTAAAGGGAACTACAGGAGTTTCATCAGCAGGTGCTTCAGCAGGGATGAATTCAAATGAATCCAAATTGATTTGACCTTTACCGTAGCTAGCTTCGATAGATTGGAAGAACTCATTCTGTTCTTTCACTACTTCTGCCATTGCTTCTTTTACTTTCTCTTTTACAGAAAGCAAGTCATTCATCTGGAGTTCAATCTTACCCAAATCCATAATTACGTTTTGAGTCTTTTGCTGGAAGCCTTTGATTGCTTCAATTTCTTGTTCGTTTAATTTAGTTGCCATGATTTATATGTTTAGTTGGTTTATGCAAATATAATGCTTTTTTATAAATACTTATAAATCCTGCCAAATTAGCAGTCTTCTACCTTTGCAGCAGAGAATAAGCTGACAAGTTTTACTTTCAAGTGGCTGTAGCCAAATGCAAAAATGTCAACACCTTCAGCTGAAGATAAATCAGGAACAGTGTTAGTTACTGTGTATTCCTCGGTAACTTCTTCAGTTACGTACTCTTTTACAGTGTACTCTTCTGATACCTCTTCACCTTCTGCATTAGTGATAGTACGAGTCTTAACTACGTCCTTCTCTACTGGTTGCATCATAGTGCGAGTTTTTACTTCTTCTACTTGCTTAGTCAAAGGAACAGACAAGTACTCACCAATTGCTTGGTTACGTGCTTGATCTCCACCCATAGGGCCCATAGAAGCATTGCTAGGAGTAGCATCTGATTCATTTAAGAAAAGCTGGATACGGAAGTTAGCGTTACCAGATTTAGAAATTTGATAGTCGGCAATACGTACGTATGCCTCATTGGTAATACCTTTATCGGTACCAATGCTTTTTGTGATTTTAAGTGCCATTGTTGTAAAATTATAATTTTAGATTTGTATACATTACAAATATAATGCTATTAGTTAAATTGTCAAGATATTAGGTAAGATCCATTCTTCTGTAGATAGGACTTCTAATATCTCTTCGTGAAGATATTCTTTCATACCTTCTTTATAAATAGAAGGTCTACCATAAGTTCCAGCAGAAACAGTATTTATAATAGGGTCTCCTGTCTCTGGATTAGTAGTGTTATGTATGATATCCTCCTCTACTGTATAGATATCATACTTGATAAAGGTTTTACTCTGGTCTTTAGAAAGTCTTAAGGTCTCAGGAGAAATCTGTAATACCTCATCAAAGTTAATCTTGTCTATGTCTATCGTTGGGATTATAAGCCAACGTCTATTTGGAAAATTGCTCATAAGTTATATCTTAATTTATAATGTTTATAGTTTTGAGAAATCTCAGCTTGTATTAAAACCCTATTGTAGATTTTTAAAATTGGTAATTTCATATTAGGAAAATATCCACCACCTTCTCCGCCAATTTGAAGAATCCCTGTATTACTCCAAGTTCCTATACTAGTCGCTGTTAGAGATGCATATAGTTCTCCATTTACATATAATCTCCATGAGTTACCTTCTTTAATGGCAACTAAATGATAATACTTATTATTTTGTATAGAGTAGGCCGCATTTGATGTTGAATAATATGTGCCATCTCCATTTCTTCCAGCTAATGCAAATGTATTAGAAGTTGTACAAAATAATTCCCATCCTGTGCTATGATACTTATTTGCAATAACATCTAAAATAGGATCTGTTGAGAGTCGCATATAAACATACTCAATCGAAACATTATCCACTAGTTCAATAGCGGGGTATGAGTTTACTGATATTGTATCGTCTGTACCATCAAATACAAGTTCTCCTGTAATATCAAATGATACATTGGAAAGATTTATTGTTGCATTATCAGTTAAGTCATAAAGAGACTGTGTTACAGATCTAGTAGTGTTAGGGGTAATAAGTTGTCTAGGAGGAAGTACGCTAAGTCCCTCTTGTAAACTAATTTTAGCAACAGATACTTTGTCTTTAGTATTGTAGTTATAGTACCATAATCCAAAAGATCCATCTGCTGTAGTAGGTTGAGTTGTAAATGATCCCCAAGCATGATACCACCCATCTCCTAATTCAGTTCTTCTACTATTATCATGTACTCCAAACTCTGTGTTGTAAGTACCGTCTGATCTATACTCGTAGTGATACATATAGTTAGGATGTGTGTATCCTGAATCACACTTGTATACAATTTCGTAAGTGTAGTTTGTGTTGCCCTGTAGTATAATGGATCTCCAACTATTATGATACCTAAATAAACTTGGACAACAGTTAAAATTTCCATCATCTCCATATCCAGAATATACATTATAAATCTCAACGGACTCTACCGTCATAGTGCCTAAAGTAGGAATGTTTACTACCTCTGTATATCCGTTAGTTTCAAATAACTTTCCATTACTGTAGGTACTTAGACTATACCCATCGTAAATTCTAAAGACACCATTTAATACATTACTACCTGGTTTACCTTTAAAAGAGTTAATTATATCAGCTGCATCAAAAGCAAATACTAATCCGTTACTTGATGTCTTTCCGTATCCTTGTGCTACTGCCATATTAAGCTAGATTAAATCTTGTTTTATAACTTTTATAATTTGGTATAATTTCACTTGCAGTTAGAGCTCTTGTATAAACTCTTAAAGCGTTCACTTCTCCTATTAATTTATAAGTACCATAACCACCGTGATTACTTTGTCCTATCCAAGAAGCATATATAGGATAAGAACCCATCTTTAATCCTTCAGCCATTCCTCCATACTGTCCGTTTATATAAAAAGAAATTCTACTGTTAGAACCTCCTATAGTTTCGTATATCATAACTACGTGGTTATAACTTCCTTTTGAACTACAAGCAATAGTAGAAGACTTATCATTGGCATATTGGTAACCTGCAGTTTCAGGAGGGCCTGTTCTTACAGCTCCATATACAGTATCATTTGAGTAGTTGTACCAGAAGTTAAATCTGTAGTTCTCAAATATAGGTCCCATACTCCCACTTGCTCCTGGTGTAATCTTAAACACAGCTTCTACTGTAATAGCTTTAGTTGAAGGAGTAAAGTAATCGCTTACGTTACCTAAATCAATCCTGTCATCTGTACCATCTAAGGTAGGATGTCCTGTAGCAGTAAATGAACACGTATTTAAGTCTATAGTATGGTTTCCTGTTAAGTCTAAAAGAGAGTTAGTATTATTTCTAGTTACTATAGTAAAAGGAGTGACATGTGACTTTTGTTCTATCTGAATGTTGGCTATATCTATTTTCATGTTTCCACTACTTGGAAACCAATATGAAATTAAGTTAGCATGAGTAGGAGTAAAAGTAAAACTACGTCTTACCCATACTCCAGATGCACCTGTAAATGCATTTAAAAAAAATCCATTAGATCCACCAATACCTCCATAATTGTAGTGCTGAAATGCAATATACTGACCTACAGCACTAGCAGAAGCTGCTCTTACATAAAATGAAGTTGTAACTGGCTGTCCAATAGTTACAGCAGCATCTACTCCATAAGACATACCATCAGTTACTCCATCAGGTCTACTCCAATGTAATCTTATACAATTTGTTGGAGTAGGAAATAAATCAAATCCATTAGGTATAATTTCTTTAACTATTCCTGAGTTAGGTAAGTGAGGAGCCCCCCACCATTTTGTAGGAAAACTACTTGCGTTTACTGATACTCTTTCGTCTAACCAATAACTATCGTGTACTTTATGTCCTCCTGTAACTGGATTAATATATCCTTGACTTCCGTCTTGAGAACTATTATAAGCGTGTAAGGAAAATTGAGTAGCTGATATTCTCTTTGCTACGTAGTCTACGTTAGCAGTTACTCCTCCACCTGTTGTCTCAGGTCTAATGACATCAAAAGATCTTATTGGGTGAGAACTTACTGTAGTTACTATATTACTTGACACACTAGCAATTGCTGGAATATCCCAAAATACAGCACATCCATTATTACCACAGTACTGATTTGTGTTATAACTAGCCCAACCATTTCCGTAAGTAGGGTAAGAATTATATTCAGGAGAAGGAATAAGATTAGTAGTAGGTTCTCCTTTATAAGAGTTATACATATCTGCTGTGTCAAAAGCAAATACCAATCCTAGTTCCTTATTATTTTGTCCAATTGAGGTAGGCATATTACCAGATTCTTATATTTCTAACTATTGTTGTTCCATTACAGTTACATGCTCTACCAAAACTAATTGCAGCTAATGAACCATTTACATTTCTACGTCTCTTCATACAAAACACACGTGGACCATTCTCGTTATATCTCATAAAGTTATTAGCGTCATTGTCACAAGCAACTGTTTTGTTATGAGAAATAAACTGTAGATTCTCCCAAGAATTGACATTTTCAAAGACTCTGTCCCCAGAAGGCTCATCGTATGCTAATAAGTTCCCTGTATTACTGTAATCACCGTGGTTGAATCCCCAACATGCAGATGCTCCTGTTGTATCCATCTCAAAAGTAATATACCTCCAGTTAATATTATCTTTAAGCTCAATATCTACTTGAGTTAAGTTACAACCACAGTTATTATGATTAATCTTTATTTGATATGAACCATCTGTTCCATTGTTCCCTGTAAAGGTTGTATCAATAGTAGCATTAGTTAGGGAAATAGCATTAATATCTCCTGAAGTAACTTTATTTGTAATAGATCCGTATACCAATCCCATATCTTACCATTTATCTAGTGGACACTTAGCTGTTGCTAGATTCATTAAAGATTCTAACAAACAACCACAACTCTTACAGTTATCTTCTCCTTTAAACTCGCATCCGCTACAGACAGAAAGCCAACTTTCTTTTTGTAAGTCTGTAGCGTAATCAGAATCCTCAAAGGTATTAGTAGTTACAGGAATACCGTCTATAATTTCTACTGTAGTCTTCATGTTATTTACTTTTTAAAAGTTCTATTTCAGCTCTTAAAGCCTCAATCATTGCTTGCTGTTCTTTCATTGCTTCTACCAATAGAGGGATAACTTTAGTGTAAGCCAAGTTCTTGTATCCATCTTCTTGAGTAATAACTGCTTCTGGAAGAACTGCCTCAACGTCTTGAGCAATCAGACCTACATCATGTGTGCCTACTTGCTCACCTGAGTTCCAATCAAACTCTACACCACGTAGAGATTTAATCTTTTCTACAGGAGTACTGATAGAAGTGATGTTATCCTTAAGTCTAGAATCTGAAGGCTGAACAATTGGATAGTCAAAGTTAACAGTGTTTCCGCCTCTTGGAATATACCACATTCTTGAGTCTGTACCATTCTCTGCTATACGTCTGAATTCAATATCCTGTCCTCCTGCATCTCCAGTTAAGCGTATTTTAAGTGCTTTCCAACTAGTGTCTGCTTGACCTCTTATCAAGAAGTAAGTCAAAGGATCTTGGTTGTAACCTACGTTACCATGAACCTCTAGACCTGTTCCATTACCCCCAACAATAGTACACGTATTTCCTTCTTGCTCTACTAATGTTTTCCAAGTACTCCAGTTACCATTCCAACCAGTTCTATAAGTACCTTTTCTAAAAATAGTACCAATGTTACCTGAGTTTTCTGGGAAGTACATTTGCAATAATGGACCACCAGTTTCTCCGTAAGATAAAGCTACACCGTAATCGTAGGTAAGGTTAGGTCTGTTAGCTCCACTGTGTCCTAGTGCGTTAGCAACGATTAACTTACCACTTACGTAGTAACTATTCCAGTCTTGTCCATAGATGTCACCAGACTTACTAAGTTGTTGTGCCATTGTTGCACTTCCTGCAGTAGTAGCACTACCTGAGGTAGAAGCATAACTTACTGATTGACTACCTATATTTCCATTATGTACAAGTGTTCTCCAAGGTCCTACATCTCCAGGACTAATACTTCTAACATAAAAGTTTGATTTGTCCCAGAAAGCAGTTGCTAATTGAAACTCGTACTGGTTGGTTGTTGCACTATTGTGGTGAGAGTTTACAATCAAATGATACCAGTCACTTGTCGGCATATTTGACATACCACTTCCATCATAGAATCCAGAAGATAATCCTCCAGCAGAGTTACCACCACTATTATTAGTTGTGGTACGTCCAAGTGCATTTGTTCCATTACCTTTAACAAAGTATATCGAATCAGTTCCATCAAATAATTCTGAGTCTGCAGCCTTACCTCCTGTAGTTAACCAACCACCATAGTTACCCAAATCATTACTGAATTGAGATAATGCTGTAGGTCTTCCAGTTACTCCTGTCCATGCTACGTTAGTTGCAGTAGCAGCGTTACCTGAAGAAGTAATCCAACCACCATAATTTCCTAGATCATTAGAGAATTGAGAAAGTGCTGTTGGTCTGCTAGATACGTTAGTCCAAGCAACTGCATTTGCTGTGCCTGCTGTTGTAGCGTAGCTAACAGAACCAGAACTTGTTACATATCCTGCACCATTAGTAAGTTGATTATTATTTGTAGGAATAGTAGCTGAACTGTATGCCAAAGATCCTAATCCTAAGAAGTTTTTTATAGCAGTATCTCCAAATTTTACAACTTGATTTGTTGTAGGAAATATACCAACTATAGAAGAAGGTGTTGTAGTATGAATAGTAGATGCTGTTAAAACAAATTCTCTTGCTGATATATCTCCACTACCGTCTCTATATGCTATTGTATTAGCAGTAGATGCTGTTGTAGGGTTATTAAACCCTGATATAGATCCTGCTGTACCACTAATACTTCCTGATGATGTAATATAACCTGCACTTGCATGATTACCCCATGAGTATGCTGTATTCCATTGTGTGGAATCTCCATAACCAGAAGAGTAAATAACTGCTGCTATAAAGTTTTCATACGATCCCCCTGGATTATTTCTAATAGCCATTCTACCACTAGATTCCATCATGATGCTAGAAGCAACAACTCCTCCCCAATGGAATGCTAATTGAGGTGCATAAATTTCATTTGTGCTACCACTACCTCCAGCATTTTCTCTTACTTGGTAGTTAGCAGTATAAGAGGTTCCTGTTGAAGTAGACTGAATAGACGAGCCTCCTGTACCAGAAAGGTTAGTAGAAGTAGTAGCACTACCAGCAGATCCAGCAGATCCAGTTACGTTAATACCCCAAGTACCTGAAGCACCTGATCCTGTAAGAGAAGGAGAGTATGATGTGTAGTTACCGCTATCAAGAACAGTAAATTCAGTACCACCACCAGTTGTGCCTCTACTAATGTACATTGTACCTTGATACCATCTATACTTCCACCCTATCCCGTTTTGATAATGACCAACTTCATTATTGTTAGCCATTAAATAATTACTACTATCGTTAAAGTAAATAGCAGCCCAACTACCCTTTGAACCAATCATCTCCCACGCTCCATAAGCACCTGTATTAGGTCTTATGTGAGCATTATTTGTACTTGAAAATATACCAGCACTTCCTACATTAATCCAAGATGGAACATACAAGTATCCGTTACTTGCATAGTAAGCAAGCCCACTTGCAGCATTTGTAGCGTGATATCCATCTACTGTGTCAGCATTGCCAGCAGAGGTAGCATAGTTAACAGAACCTGAACTTGTAACATACCCAGGACCATTTGAAAGCTGATTTAAATTAGTAAGGTTACCAGAATGCCACATAGTAACCCAACTTCCCCAAGAACCTGCAATAGCTGATCTTAAATACAATCTAGTACCGCTTGAATCAAAAAATAATTGTGTATGATAATTTCCTGGGTGTGTATCTATCTGTAAAAGAGCTCCTGAATTATCAGTTATAGTTGGTCTATTAGTCCAACTGCCTGTTGAACCTCTGTATAATCCCGTACTATTAAAAGCGTTTACATCTATCGTACCACCTGAAGTCTGATACAGTCTTGCACTTATCTGAGAATCTATTTCTGATTCGGTGTAGTATCTGTCATCGTGATTATGTGAAGGGAGAGATGTAAGGTATCCTGCACTAGCGTGGTTACCCCAACCAAATGCGGTATTCCAGTTTGCAGATGTTCCATAAGAAGTTGTAGTAATAAGTCCTGAAGTCCAAATACCTGTACCAATAGCTGTTTGAGTAATACCATTAGTTACAAACAATGCTTGATGATCTAAACCTGTTTTAGATTGCCCACCTACGTTTGTATGTGTCCATGCAATACCATAAAGATTTCCCGTACCTGTTCCATCAGCAAGTAACTTGTAATCGTTACTCATTGCAAATACACCCTGATATCTAACAGAAGAATAAAGACCTACTAGACCGTATCCATAGTCAGCATTTGTATAAACGTTACCTTGAACTCCAACACCTCCAGAACGTGTATCTAATCTTAAACTTCCTGCATAAGATAATTCAGTTCCAACATTTCCAGGATTAAGACGAATACCCCAGTTTCCTGAAGAGTTTAAAAGACCAAATCCACTACCATCAAAGTATGCACTATAACCTCTTATGCTAGAATTTCCATCTCTAACAAGAATTCCTCCTACAGAAGTAGAGTCTGGTTGAAAATATAAGTAGTTACTATTATAAGTAACAAAACGGGTACCTCCATTAAAATGTAATTGTGCTGTATAATTAATCTCACGATTCTGCATATGGAAGTTACGCCTCCAATTTATGTATGTAGTATCGTTTGTTACATAGTCAAATAAAGCAGTATCTGTACCATTGTTTCTTGTATTCCAAGTAAAGGTGTAACCTGAGTCCCAATACCAGTGCGAACCATAATCAGAACCTGCTGATCCACCCTCACCAAAGTAAAAGTGTGCATCACCTGAATCAGTTGCTCCTACTCTAAGAATGTCATTAATGTGAACTTCATCTCCGTTACCGTCTCCCAAATAAGTGTTTCCATAAACACTTAACTGATTGATATTCAATGTACCTAGTCTAGAGGTACCATTCATGTCTAAATAATAGCCAGTATCATTACGATCATAAAGAGTGTAAGTGTATAATGCATCATTAAGATACATAGAACCACCAACAACAAAGTTAGTACCGTTCCACATAATTCTTCCTCCACTATCTTGGCCAGAAGAAGTTACAAAATCAATGTAAGATCCGTTTCCTCCGTAAAGTTGTAATTGAGCATAGTTATCAGCTAGGTTAAAGCCCATACCCTTGTTAGTCAAAGAGTATCTAGAGCCTGCTACACTTCTGTCTCCTACAAAAAATGGGAAGTTCGCATCTACTGTATCACTATTGATTGCTATTTTACTACCTGAAATAGTAATAGAGTTAGATCCGTATTTACCTATTTTAACTGTGTTGTCAGCAAAAGCTTCTATCACAGGAAGACCTGCTATCGTATTAACTGAGAACAAAGAATCACTTAAGTCATCTGTTACTGTAAATAAACGTCCATAGACGCCATCTACGGCAACAACATCTGTTCCTGCAGTGGAACTTATCACTTGAAGTTTTGCTGTCGGTGTAAAGTAAGTATCACTGGTTCCTCCAATCTTAATACTTCCGTCTACGTTTAAGTAGCTTCCTGTTTGTGTACTGTGAGAGAACCATCTACCTAATCTATAAACTGATCCACCATTAGTAGATGCTGTAAATGTAATACCTCTAGTATTACCTCCACCGCTCTGCATAGTGTTGATAAGCAAATCATGGTGACCACTTGCAACACTAGTATACCACTTAGTATTACCTGCACCTATCCAAAAGTCTACGTGACCTTGAAAGTGTACGTTAGTTATATTATTATTTACTCCGTTTAAACTTCCATCATCCCAGTTAGAGCTAGAACCAAAGTAATGGTATTTATCATTTGCATAAAGTCTCTTAATATTTGTTATTCCATTAGGATCTACATAATAAGTAGAGTCACTTCCACTATAGTAAATAGGAGAATACATTGATGTAAATGACTGAATGTATCCTGTAGAAAACCAGTTAGCACTATCATCAGCATAAGCACCCCAACTCCCACCTTGGGTCAAGAATCCAATTCTATTAGAGTTACAATGAATCTCCCTCATCCCTTCATCTGAATCAGACATAAAGATTGAAGAAGCTGCTGTATCTTGTCCTACTGTAAGATTGCCATATAAAATAGTATTTCTAGAAGTAGTAGTTCTTAAAGACCAGCTACCAGCATTATTTAAGAAACCAATGTTGTTACTTGTATCAGCATAAACATAACCTCTTAACGCACTCTTATGTCCCCCTGTATAGAATCTAATAGAAGACTCAGTATTGGTAGAAGAAACATCCCAAAAACCATTCTCATTAGATGACCAGTGCATTGTAGTACTCTCATTATAGAGACCTGTATTAGAGTTATCATTTCTAAACCATGCGGTAGTATAAGTATTTGAAAACCTTACAGTACTTGAGGTAGATACTCTTTGATTCTCTAAGGGTTGAAATCTTCCATCAGACTCAGTCTCAGTAAAATATCTATCATCATGATTATGAGAGGGAAGACTAGTTAGTGCATAACTCCCTATGTTACCTGTGTGTATAGACTGGTAACCGCCTATTGTGGTATTGGATAATAAATTAGCCATTTATCTTTTTGTTTAATTCTTGAACTTGATTTGTTAATTCTTTAACTGCACCAATAAGAGCAGCAGTTAAGCGTGAGTAGTTAACCCCTATAGGTTCTCCGTTCTCATCATATTGTACAAACTCTGGGTAGACCTCAGCAACTTCTTCTGCAATAAGTCCTAATTCTGTAGTCTGAGACCCAATCTTATTGTAAGTTACTGGTCTCAAATTTACTACCTTTTCTAAATTTCCCTCGCTTGTTTCTACATTTTCTTTTAGTTTAATAGAAGAAGATTCTGTAAGTGCTCCACCAATAGTTAAATTACCTAAATAATCTAAAGTAAGCCTTTGGATATGGGCCCCACTGCCTGCTTGACGCAAAGCAATTCCAAATACACCTTCAAGAGTACCAGGCCCTTTGTATGCTCTAATTGATGCTCTATGGTGATTTCCATCAGAGTCAACAGTTGCAAAACCTATTTGAGCTCTTTGACCACTTGTTGTTGATCTTACTAAGAGAGCATCAACAAAGTCACCAAGAGCAGGGGTGTGATCAATTACTAATCCGTAATTATTACTAGTAGTAATAATATCACCAGCTTTAGATACCTTACCTGCAATACTATTAGTTACTGTAGTAGCAAAGTTTGAATCATCTCCTAATGCAGCAGCCAATTCATCTAGTGTATCTAATGCTCCTGGTGCTCCTGCGATTAAGTTATTGATTTGGGTTGTTACATAAGATGTAGTAGCGTAACCACTTAAGGAACCAGAGGTAAGATAACCAGCAGAAGCATGATTGCCCCAAGAATAGGCTGTACTCCAGTTACTTATATTAGTAGAAGTAAAATCTCTAGTATCCCAAATTTGATATTTATTAGCTCCCTCTGACCAACCACCTGTGTGTAATCTATTTGAGGAATCATCTAAACCAAAATAAACTGCATAGTCACCAGAAATATGAAATGCTATAAAGGCATCATTGTTAGTATCCGAGAAAATCTGTAAAGAGTGGTTCCCTGCACCAACATACGATATATCTCCTGAAGATTTAAACTTAGTTGCATTAGTCCAAGATCCTGTGTCAGATATAGTTGAGCCAGATGCAATGTACCCAGGCCCATTAGTAAGTTGATTTAAATTAGTTAAATTTCCTTGATGCCATACTAGATTACTATTAACATATGTACTACCAGAAATATAAGTATTACCAGACGTGTTACCGTAGTTAAGATGGAGAGTTCCTCCTGTACCAATAACTAGATGGGATGCATCACCTCTAAAGTAGTTAGATGAGTGTGTTCCATTTACTCTAGAGATAGAAAAATCTAATCCTGGGAAGTAAGAGTAGTCTTGGTAGAATTGTGCTACTGTTGTTCCATTAGGTTGAACATTGACCGCATAATTACCAGCCTGTGTATTAAGAGCTAAAGCCTGTCCGTAAGTTTGTAGTGCACCGTATGATCTTAGTGCAACACCCCAGTTAACATCTGCACCACCCATTCTTACTTGATCGTCAGTAAGGGCAAGACTTGCACCAGAACCAGTGTAAACAGTAAAGTCTGATTTGTCTGAGTTGGTATCTGTAGTTCCTATAGATACTTTACCTGCTCTATTTATACGTATTCTTTCAGAATTTTCAGTGTAGAATCTTAATTGATCATATCCTGAAACTGTAAGTCCTGCATCACTTCTACCACTGAATACTCCTCCAGCAATACCAAACATAGCAGAAGTAATTCCATCTGTACTAAATGTATGTATTGCTGAAGAGTATCTATAGAACCCAAAATATCCTGCATATTCTACACCTATATTACCATTTACTGATAATTTATCACTTGGACCATTTGTACCTATACCTACGTTAGCACCTACTAAATTAAGCAAGTTACCGCCTCCTGCTGTATAGTGGTAAACTGCATCTGCACCATTAACGTAAGTAATTGCTGCTCTTTCAGTTCCAGAAGTATTTAAAAATCTAAGTTGGGAGTTACCAGATGCATTTGTATTTTGTATAGTAATACCGTCATTTGATGCACCTGTTCCAACTATGTGAAGTTTTTGAGTAGGACTAGTACTTCCAATACCAACATTACCGCTAGTTGTAATACGAACAGCTTCTGAGTCACCTGGGCTTAAAGCGATAAATCCTGGAGTGTTAAGGGCTAAGTGATTATAGTAACCTATTAACTCACCTGTTCTTGAACCATTGTTCTGAAAAGCTAATGTAGGATATCCAGCTGCGTTTATAGTTACAGAAGTAACACCAGTACCTGCATATGGAGTAGTTGTATTAATTCCAATATTACCTGCAGAAGTAATACGCATATACTCTGATCCACCATATCCCTCATTGTTAAATATAAATGTAGAAGCATTGAACTTATGGGTAGATCCACTTGCATACATTCTAGTAGTCCAACTTCCTATTCCAGAAGTTGACTGACCAAAATACAATTCATTTCCCCCACGAATACTTACCCTACCATCTACTTCAAGAGGACTATCTGGAGCGATAGTACCAATACCTATATTTCCATTACTACTGTTAATGTGCATATAAACAGTAGATTGTCTACCAAACTGGATATTAGGAATTGCTCCTCCTACATTGCCGTCATAATCACCAGAGATTAAAAAGTTATTGTAAGTAGGATATCTGAATATCATGTATCCAGATTGTCCTGACGCAAATGCGTTGTTGAATTCTACCCTAGAAGGCAACTCTGTACAACTAGCATTGTCTACTTTATTAGACGGTCTGTTAATCCAAGCATTACCAATGACGTCTAGTTTAGTAGATGGATTAGATGTACCAATACCAATATTACCATTATTTAAAATAGACATTGCTAGAGTACCAGCAAATATATCATTGTTACTAGCATTAACCCAGAATCGCATAGCACTACTGTAGTCATATGCCATTCCACCCCACTTAGTACCATTACTATTAAAAATAAGTCCAGGATACGTAGCAGATAAAGTTGCTGTTCTATTCCACCCACCTGTTCCTGCACTACCTCCCTGTACAACCAAAGGTGTATCTGGTGAAGTAGTTCCTATTCCAAAGTTACCTGCACTAATATAACTTGTAGTAGGATTAAATTGTACTAATGTAGTTCCAGTTGAAGCAAAGTTACCATTATAAACATTGTTATACTTAAATCTATAAGTAGCATCAGATACTTGGTTTCCAAAACTCATTACACTAGCAGCAACTGCAATACCTGCTGTTACTTGATAATCTTCAAATGTGATTTGAGCTACGCCTGATTTAGCAATATGAAGTACGGAGTTTGTATTATAAAATCCAGAAGTTTGAGCACCTAAATTTACAGTACCTACTACAGATAAATTGGCTACTGGACTAGTGGTACCTATACCCACATTGCCACTACCAGTAATACGCATTCTTTCTGCTCCTTCACTAAATATTCCCACTCCAAAGTAACCTGAAAGTACTAATGGATTTGAGGTCCATCCCCAAGATATACCATAATGTGCTGTTGATGAACCATATGCAATAAATGAATCTGAAGTACCAAAACCTATCTTGGTTCCTCCCGAATTTAATACGTTTATATTTCCTACAACAGTAAGTTTTTCGTTTGGACTATTAGTGTTAATTCCGACATTGCCACTAGAAGCAACACGCATTTTTTCGGAGTTGGCAGAATTAAAAACTAAAGTCCCATCACTGTAAGGGAAGAAACCTGTACCTGGGCTACTAGCATTTGTTAATCCATATCCATCATTAACCCAAGCAGAAGCCCCAATAATGTACGTTGTTCCTGCAATGTTAGCTGCAAACCCAGCATAAGTTGTTCCTATAGAAAGTCTGTTAGCAACAAAAATATTGTCTGTGCTAAACTTAGAAACATAGTAGACTCTAGGAGTTCCTGTAGGAGTTCCTGCAGTTTGAGAAGTTGTGTATGTAGTCCAACCTAAAGTTTGTAAGTTCCAACTACCTGTATCCCAAGTTTCTCTGTAGTATTGTAGTTCATATTTTCTGTAATTAGAAGAAGATGAAGTAAGAACAACTCTTACATTATTACTAAAATAAGTTTCATTAGTACTACTTCCGTATATGTTTACATTAATAGCATGACTTTCGTTGTTAGTTGGAAAGTCACACTCTGCTCTTGCAGTAATATGTATTCTATAGTGAGAGTTATCAAAGTAACCTGTGTCTCTATATTCTCCCCAAAGATTAAAAGATTGGCATGATGAGGTTAAAACAATCTCTGCAATTTTATACCAACCATTACTTGAAGGATACCCATAAGTATGATCTCCTTCTATATTTCCAAAATTAGAAATTAAGTAGGTAGTGTTGTCATAACTTACACTTGTTCCTGACATTCTTACTAAGCCAGTTCCGTTAAGTTGTGATTGCTTAGAAGCTATACTGTTTGTTATTGTTGTAGAGAAGTTAGCATCGTCTCCAAGTGCTGCTGCAAGTTCATTAAGCGTATCTAACGCTCCAGGAGCTGCATCTATCAAAGCAGATATAGCACTAGTCACATAAGACTGTGTAGCATATCCGCTTAAACTAGCAGAAGTTAAATAAGCTTGAGATGTAACCCAAGATTGTGTAGCTGCAAGAGCTCCATTAATAGTAATAGTTCCCGAGGTAACCACATTACCCCCTACTATAAGTCCGTTCTTTACGATAAATTCATTAGACATGTCTTAGTATTTATATTTCCAAACAAATCCGTATGCTAACTTCTTAGTTCCACGAATACACTTTCCTATATGACTATCATCATAATTTAAAGTAGAAGCTATGTTTTTTATGGTAGTTGCCCACTCTTTTATTACAGAATTATCTACTGGGTTAATTTGCAATATACCACCATGATTTTCTAATAGATTCTTTTCTCTAGTGTTTAAACATGCTAATTTATAACTATCAGGTTTAATTTTATTTTTATTAGCTATTGATATTTTTTTCTTGGCTTCTTCAGAGCAAGCATAATTAGACTTTTTTGGAGCCCTTCCTTTCTTTGCTAAACTCATAAGTTGTTTTGTTTCTTCTGATCTTTTCTGCCCTAAGTGATGACTACTTCTTTTTAATTTAGTTTCTTCTGTATCTACTCTACCAAAAGTACCATCTCCACCTGCAGTCATGTTC